TTGAAATAAGAACCGATAAAAGAGAAACTGATTATAATTATTCTGACAGTAGCACTAATGAACAACAATACTTAAGTTTTACTTATAGAAAATATTTAGGCACCGACTGTAAAACATCGAAAGAAAACGTAGCAATCAAACAACAACTAGAGTTAATGAAGATGTGTGGTAGGGTAAATAGTAACCCTAGTCTAGCACTTAATGAAAACTTTGCTTTACTTGTATCTAAATGTAGAGGTGTAACTCCTGCAAGAGATAACACTAGACCTACTGACTCACAAAGTTTGTGGGATGACATGAAAGATGAGTATAAAAAAGAGAACCCAGAGGTCAATTTAATGGGAGATAAGTTCATAAATTCAGGAAAAACCAAATTGGACAAAGGTGGATTGAAAATTCCACCAAAAGATTATAAACTACAAAAACCAAATGAGTAATAAACCATTACATATCGGAGAAGAATCATCCGTACAAATGCCTATGAAGACGGTAGTCTCATTAATAATTATCGTAGCACTTGGCACGATGGGCTACTTTCAGATTGTAGAACGTCTTAATATTGCAGACACTCGTCTACAGCTAATGGAAAAAGATTTAACAGAAAACACGGACTTTAGAATTAAATGGCCAAGAGGACAATTAGGTTCACTTCCCGCAGACTCTGAGCAGTACATGTTAATCGAAGATTTATATAAACAAGTAGAAAAACTACAACAGAATATTGAAATGAACATGAGTAATAAATTAAAAATAGAATTTATGGAAGGTCAGATATCAAAATTATTAACAGACGTTGAAGCATTAAAAGATGCCAACAGAGAGATAGTATATAAAAATGGAACGAATCACTAGAAAAATTGTAAAGTATATTGAAGATATGGAAAAGAAAGCTAAACAAATGAGTTTTGTCAAAAATTTAAAAAAAGAAGTTGAAACTGGCAAGCATGGTACACAAAGGTATGTTATTAAACAGGGTCCAAATAAAGGTAAAATATTATGATAGAATCTGTAGTAGCTTTACTTATGTTTGTTAATGGAAGTATAAATGAGGCACGTTTGCAACCTTCAATGTCTAAATGTTTACGTGGAAAAATTACAGCTGAGAGACAATATTCAGAAACTATATCTTATAAATGTTATAGTGGTTCTGCAGAATTAGAGAAAAATATTGATGGAAGTTTTTCAATAAAAAAACTAATACTTGAGTAATGAATTATAAAATTGTTAATAATATATTAACACCTAATTTGATAAAATATTTAAAAACTATTTTAGCAGATCTAAGATTTGAGATTGGAAAAGATACATCTGATAATGAAAATATTTTTGGAAAAGATGTAAACACTAAAGGAATGATGTGTTGTACTAGTCTTGATAAGTATAAAGATGAATTAATTAGTATAAGATTAAACGATTTTGGTTTTATAATAACTGAAATTGTATGTAAAAAATTAAATTTAAATCTAAAACAAATTAAAAGAATTATGTGGAATTATTACACTCAAAACGAAGTAGGATCATATCATTGTGACCATGACCAAAATAATCATTATTCTATTTTATATTCTTTAAATACTTCTGATGGCTATATTGAAATAAGTGATGAGAAAATATATGATATAGAAGATGAAGCTAAAATTTTTAAAAGTAATTTGAAGCATAGAGGAGTGGGACCAATAAAAACAAAATATCGTTTAAATTTAAATGTACTAGTAGAGGTAAATAATAATGGAACTTTCACGTAATTTTACTTTAGAAGAATTAACCAAATCGGACACAGCAATTCGTAAGGGAATTAATAATAATCCAAACGCAGAACAAATAGAAAAATTAAAAACACTTTGTGAAAAAATTTTACAGCCAGTACGTGACCACTTCGGCAGGGTAAAGGTGACCAGCGGATTCCGTAGTCCAGAATTATGTGAAGCCATCGGTAGCTCTAGCAGGTCACAACATGCCAAAGCGGAAGCGGCAGATTTTGAATGTGTAGGCGTTGATAATGCTGAACTTGCAGACTGGATACATAGAGAATTAGAATGGGATCAATTGATCCTCGAATACTATACTCCTGGAGAACCTAATTCTGGGTGGATTCATTGTAGCGTAACGGAGGGTATGGATAGAAAACAATTTTTACATGCATACCGATCAGAAGGTAAAACAAAATACAAACCTATACTTGGTAAAGCAAAAGATATATTTATTTAGTCATCTTTGATTTACTTACTTTTATGGTATAAATATATATGGCAATAACACGTGGACAAATACCAAGTTTATTAGAACCTGGCTTAGGTAGAGGTTGGGGTAAAAAAACTAGAAAAGAATTTAAAGTAAAGGCTCCAAATGTTAAAGGACTTAGCTCATATTATGATGACCTTTATAAAAAATCCAATAGCAAAAAAGCTAAGGTCTAGAAACTATCGTCCCAAAATGGTACAATCAAAAAAGTTGTACAATAGAAAAAGGCTTAAACACAATGACAAAACTATGTGCTAGAGGCAAAGCAGCCGCTAAAAGAAAATTTCGAGTATATCCTTCAGCATATGCTAATGCTTATGCTAGTAAGATTTGTGCGGGTAAAATTAAAGACCCAAGCGGTGTAAAAAGAAAAGATTTTAAAGGACCTAAGCCAGCTAGTAAAGTTTTTGGTGGAGAGGCTAAAGTTAAAAAAGTAATAAGTGGATTAAAAAAAGCATCTAAAACACATGCAGCTCAAGCTAAAACTTTACAATCAGTAGTAAAAGCTTCTGATGGACAATTTGCAAAAAAATTAGAACCCTATGATGGTAGCTATATGAGAGGTGATTTAGCTGGTCATAAGGTATCAAATAAAAGTTTAACAAATTATTACAAAGGAATGATTGATGGGTAAAAAAAAGGGTATTGATATTACAGGTGCTTTTGGAGCATTTGATGACGAATATGTTACTGTGCCAAAAGGAGAATTAGGACTAAAAAAAAACAACAAAAGTTTTACTTTAAGTCTTGAAAAACCTATTAGTAAAAAATCTAAACAAAATATTAATAGTACAATTGGAGCTACTTTTACTAAAGAAGGAAAAAATTCTAGTCATGGTTTTACTTTTTCTAAAACAGGTAAAGCAAAACAATATTTATATAACTATTCAAAAAGTTTTAATAAAGGTGGAGGAGCAAAAGAAGGTAGAATGTTTACTGCTGCAGAAGTAAGAGCATTAGATGAAGCAAAAGAAGAAAAAAATTTTAAGAAAAAAGATAGAATTAAATCTAGTGGAGATAAAGATAGAATTAAATTAATGAGTTCTAATCTAAGAAGATATACAAAAGGTGGCATGTGCCCTGGAGAATCAAGAGGTGGTGGAGCAGCTATAAAAGGCAAAGGTTTTAAAGGCATATTCTAATGAGTCTTAAAAAATGGTTTGATCAAAAATGGGTAGATATTGGAAGCAAACGAAAAGATGGTTCATACGCACCTTGTGGTCGTTCAAAACTAGCATCAGATCAAAAACGAAAATATCCAAAATGCGTCCCTGCTGCAAAAGCATCAAGGATGACAGACTCCCAAAAGAGGAGTGCCGTTGCGAGGAAAAGAAGTAAAGCCCAAGGAGTTGGTGGTAAACCAACAAATGTAAGTACCTTTACCAAGAAGTATTATGGTGGTATGATAGAAATTTAAGGAGAATTATGGCAGAAAAACTATCAGATAAATTAAAAACGGCTTTTAAAAATTTAGATACTAAATTAGGTTCAATTGTATCTAGAAAACCTCAAGGAGCAGCATATCCAAAAGCTTCTGAGTTTAAGGCATTTAAATCTGGTCAGAAAACAACAAATATTATAAAAAACATAGCATCTAAATCTTCTTTTAAAAAGCCGACAGCTATTGGTAAAGTTTCAAGTGCTACGGATTTAGTAACTGCAAAAAAAGCAAAACAATTAAGAAATATTGGAAAATTAAAAACTGCAGGAAGAATTTTATCGAAAACAGCATTGCCTCTGACTGTGGGGTTTGAGGTGGCTAATATAGGATACCAATTAGCTACAAGAACGCCAGAACAAAAGGCAAGAACGAAAGCATTAAAAGCTAAATTAAAAAAAACATCAACCAAAGATTACCATAGTGATCTTTTAAAAATGAATACAGGAGGAGATACAATGTTAAAAGGCAACCAAAAAAAATTAGACAAAAATAAAGATGGTAAAATATCTGGTGAAGATTTCAAAATGATGAAAGCAAAAAAAGGAAGAATGACGTATGCAAATGTAGGCATGGAAGCTAAATCAACAAAAGGTTATGGTGCGGCTAGAACATCTGGCATGGGTCTACAGGATGAACAATTACCACCGGGAAAGTCTTTAGATTATTATAAAGATTTGATGTAATGAATTATGGCAACATCAGGAACTACAACATTCGATCTACAGATTGATGATATTATAGAAGAAGCATACGAGAGATGTGGTATTCGAACTAATAGTGGTTATGATATAAGAAGTGCCAGAAGAAGTTTAAATCTTTTATTTTCAGAGTGGGGTAACAGAGGTGTTCATCTTTGGAAAGTTAAATTAAATCAAATCCAATTTACAGCTGGAGTTGCAACGTATTCAGTTCCAATTCAAGTAAACGATGTTTTAGAGGCTTATATTTCTTCTAGTGGTGCAGTAAATGGAACATTAAATACTGCTTTAACCAGCACTGCAACAAGTGTTGTTTTAACAGATGCTACTGGATTTGCGTCAAGTGGTACACTTCAAATAGGATTAGAATTTATTACTTATACTGGTAAATCTACAAACACATTAACTGGAGCAACAAGGGGAGCTCGTGGTTCGTTAGCCGTGGCTCATGCTGCTGGTGTTCCAGTACAAAATATAACTGGACAAGGTACTTCTTCTACAAATGATATTGCACTTACAAAAATAGATAGATCGGCTTATTCCGCTTTACCAAATAAATTAACAACAGGTCAACCATCACAATATTATGTTGATAGACAAACACAACCAACAATAAGTGTTTATCTTGCTCCAGATGCATCAACTTTTACAACGTTAAAATATTATTCAATTGATAGAATTGAAGATGCTGGATCTTACACAAATAATCCAGATGTGCCTTTTAGATTTTTACCCTGCATGTGTTCTGGTCTTGCATATTATTTATCACAAAAAAAATCTCCAGATAGAATTCAATTATTAAAACAACTTTATGAGGATGAATTATTAAGAGCATTAAATGAAGATGGTTCGAGAACTTCTGTTTACATTTCTCCTCAAACATATTTTGGAGATGGTGTATAATGGCTTATGCAAGTGGAAAAAGATCATTAGCTATATCTGATAGATCAGGCCAAGCATTTCCTTATAGAGAAATGGTAAAAGAATGGACTGGTGCATTGGTGCATATTTCTGAATTTGAACCAAAGCATCCACAATTAGATCCACCTTATCACAAAGCCGATGCTATAGCTTTACAGAATCCAAGAACAATGAAGTTTCAACAACCAACGGATATATCAACTATAAATCCTCAAGCTCCTAATGATGATACAATTGCAGATTCAGGTGGAATATTTGTAGGAGTAGCTAATCTATCTTTGCCAGGAGATTTTGCATTTAGAACTCAAGATTTTCAAGTAACATCAAATGGTATTACAACAACAATACATAGTATGGTTCCAGAAGATCCATCTCTTCAAAATAGAAGAAGAGAGTTAATTTCAACAATAGGTAATGTAGGAGTGAGTATTACGTAATGGCTGTAACACATGCAAATTTTTTAACTCAAGTTAGAAACTATACAGAAGTTGATAGTAATGTTTTAACTGATGCAATTATTCAAGATTTTATTAGATCTGTTGAATTAGATATAGCAGGCAAAGTTGATTATGATGATCTAAGAAAATATTCAACATCAAATTTTACTGCTGCAAATAGATATGTAACTTTACCCTCTGATCTAACTATAATAAGGTCTGTTCAAGTAATTGATTCGGGTACAAGAACATTTTTAGAAAAAAGAGACACTAGTTTTATATCAGAATTTAATAGTAGCTCTACTCAAGCTTTACCAAAATATTGGGCAAATTGGGATGATTTTACTTTATTAGTAGCTCCAGTGCCAGATCAAGCATATGAAATTCAAATTAATTATATAACTGATCCACCCAACTTTACTTCATCAAATAACACATTTTTATCAACTTATCAGGAATCAATGTTACTGCATGGGGTGTTAGCTGAAGCGTTCAGATTTCTTAAAGGACCCGACAATCTATACAACCTCTATAATTCAAAGTATAATGAAGAAACACAAAATTTTGCCCTACAACAAATGGGTAGAAGAAGACGAGGAGAATATCAAGACGGAGTTCCAAGAATCAAAGTCGATTCTCCTAGTCCATAAATTTAAAGGAGAATAATTATGGCAATAACAACAAATGCAATCTGTGATTCTTTTAAAAAAGAATTACTTCAAGCAAAACATGATTTTGATACATCATCAGATACTTATAAATTAGCGATGTATACAAGTTCAGCAACTTTAGGTAAATCAACTACAAACTATGCAACTGCAAATGAAGTTTCTTCACCATCAGGATATACTGCAGGTGGAAAAGCTTTAGTAAATCAAGGTGTTAAAGTTTCATCTTCAGTGGCTATCACTGATTTTGCTGACTTATCTTTTGTAGGAGTTACATTAACTGCTAGAGGAGCATTAATTTACAATACAACAACAGATGGTGGTTCAAATACTACTGATGCTGTAGCAGTATTAGATTTTGGTGCAGATAAAACTGCAACGTCTGGAACATTTACAATTCAGTTTCCAGCGTTTACAACTTCTGCTGCGATTTTAAGATTAGCTTAATTTAAAGGAGGAGCCTAGTGGCTGACATTACAGTTCCAGTTCAGTCGCCAGGCTCTGAATATTGGGGTCAATCCACTTGGAGTTCTAATGACTGGGGTGGATCAGGAGTTTCGTTAGCTTCTGCTCAAGGCTCTGTTACAACAACCGCAAATGCGGATGTCTCTGTTACTGGTGTTCAATTAACATCATCTCAAGGTACAACAATTGGTGGTACTTCTGCTTTAGTTCAAGTAACTGGAAGTTTAGAATCCATGGCTGTTGGTGGAGTAACTATTGGTATTGGTGTACCAGTTGGTTCATTGGGTATAGCAAGTAGTATTGGTACTGCTACAGTAGATGAAGACGAACTAACAGGAATTGGTTGGGGTAGAAGAACTTGGGGTAACCTTGCATGGGGTGGAGCTTATTCTGTTATAGCAACTGGACAAACTTTAACTTCTTCAATTGGTTCTGCTATTGGAAAAACTGATGTATCGGTTTCTGTTACAAGTGCTGGTTCTTTAACTTCAACATTTGGAAGTTTTTCACTAAAAATAGATTCTGACATAACTGTATTTGCAGCTGAAGATCAACTAGACTTTACGATTGGAGCATCAGAATTCGATGCTGATGCTAATGTTACAGTAAGTAGTGCTGGATCATTAACTGGATCAATAGGAACTACAATTGCTGGACTTAAAACTCCTGTAGATGTAACTGGTATTCAAGCTTCATTTACCATGGGAGATTTTACTCTGGTTCAATCTACAAATGAATCAGTTACTGGACAATCAGCAACTTTAACTTTAGGTCAACATGCTGAAATACCTGGTCAAATTATAGGTGTTGGAGGATTACAATTATCTAGTTCTATTGGTTCAGTAACCGTGATTGGTTTAGCTAATATTGATGTTACAGGTATTCAAATGACTTCTTCTATGGGTAATGTTGCAGTAACACCTTGGCAAGAAGTAAATCCAGGTGTAACTAATACATGGTCAGAGGTTGATTTGGCAGCATAGAAAATGTATAATTAAGATATTTTAGGAGAATTTATTTATGACATCAAGTTATTCCGCAGATTTAAAACTAGAACTTATGGTAACTGGCGAAAACGCTGGTACATGGGGAGATAAAACAAATCAAAATTTAAAATTAATTCAACAAGCCATTAGTGGTTTTGAACAAGTAACATTATCATCAGGAGGTACGTTAGCTCTTGCTATGACTGATGGTACATTATCAAACGCAAGAAATATGGTAATCAAATTTGCTACTGCAACAATTGCAGCTAGTACAATTTGTACTGTGCCTAATTCAATTGAAAAATTTTATATTTTTGATTGTTCAGGATTAACAAATCCATCTAACTTAACAATTAAAACTGTATCAGGAACTGGATTTTCTCCAGACGCTGCAAAAATTTATGCTGCATACTCTGATGGCACAAATATAACTGAAGTATCCTTAGATACTTTAGGAGGAACTATTGGAACTGCACAAATTGCAGATGATGCGGTTACAAATGCTAAAATTGCAGACGATGCAATTAGAGCTGCTCAAATTTCAGATAACGCAGTTGTTACTGCCGGTATTTTAGATGCTAATGTTACTACTGCAAAAATTGCAGATTCTGCAGTTAGCACTGCAAAAATTGCAGATGATGCGGTTAGTGCTGCAAAACTTGCAGATACTTCAGTTAGTGCAGGTTCATATACACTTGCATCAATTACTGTAGATGCACAAGGAAGACTAACAGCTGCATCTACCGGTACTGCTGGAGGCGGAAATATGGTCTTAACTTTAAATAGCGATGATAATTTAACATACCCAGGTAATTCTTTTACATCACAACCAACAACATCAAAAGTTCAAGTGATTATGGGTGGTGGTGGCTCAGGAGTTAGAACTTTTGGACCATCCGGTGTAGGTGGATCAGGTGGGGTAGGTCTTTATGTAACAAGTATTACTCAAGCCCTTACAGTAAATTATGCAGCTGGTACTACTGGAAACAATGGAAGTCCAAATGCAAGTGGTAATACTGGTAATGCTTCAACGTTTGGTAATTTCACTGCTAATGCAGGTAATGCAGGATCAGGGTTTGGTGCGAGAGGAAACCCAGGTGATTCTCCAGGAGCAGTTATTTCTTACACTGTGGGAGGTCCAGCATCAAGTACACAAAATTTTGATCAAATTTTCAGAGATGTAACTCAATCGCAACACTCTAGAGGAAAAACATATGTTGCTCCACCTAATGTGGTAAACAATGATGGTGGAAATGGTTTTATTATGGTTTTTGAAGATATAGGATAATTATTATGGCAAAGTTACTTTTTTCGTTAAACAAAGAAATTAAAAGAATAAATTTATCTGGAATTTTATCATCCAGTGAAAGTGTTGGTTTAGAATCTGCTTTTCATGTTTTAGAAATTTCAGATTCTGACTATAATAATTTTGTTTCTTACAATAAAACATTTACAGTTAATGCAGATAATTCTTTAAATTGGATTGATATTCCAGCACCAGAAGATGAAAACGGAGATCCAAAAACTCTAGATCAAACTGAATACGAAGCACAAATTAAATGGTTTAAACAGGAAATGAATATTTATAAAGAATGTCATTGGAACGAAAGTAAAAAAGATAAAATAGAACTTTTTTTAAGTGAGTTGGATTTAATTGATGTATCAAGTATATCTTTTCCTTTTACTGGAACTATAGAAAAAGATATTTGTGATAGATGTGCAAACTCAATGCATCCTCTTTCTTTAGCTACACATATTAATACTTAATTGACTTACCACTTTCAGGTGGTATAAAAACTCAATGTTTGATGAATGTAAAATAAAATTTTACGCAGAGGAAGAATATATTAAAAATAGTCCTAATCTACTTCCTGTTCCAACTAAATTAAATATTCCTAGTTGGTTTAAAAAATTAGACCATAAAATAGATCAAAAAACAATAAAAGGTTGTATGCCTTTTTTAGATGCTATTACTTCTGGCTATATATTAAAAGTTCCAACTGATATGGAATTAGCAGTCAAACATGAAGATGATAAAATTCATCTTAATTTAAATATTGCAAGTAAGGATCATATTACCAATAGTCCACAAAAATTAGATTCAACGTTTCATAATAAAAATCAATTAGAGGGTTCTCCAATGATAGAGAAAAATAACGGAATGCCTTTTTTAAAAATTATGAATCCTTGGACTATAAGAACACCAAAAGGTTATTCTTGTTTATTCTTGAATGTTTTAAATAATAATCAAAATAATTTTGAAATTATTTCTGGAATTGTTGATACTGATATTTACAGAAATAAAATTAATTTTCCTATTGTTTTTAAAAAACACACTAAAGAAAATTCTTACTCTATCAAAGCAGGCACACCTTATGTTCAAGTAATTCCTTTTAAAAGAGACCATTGGAAAATGGAAGTGAAAAAAGATAGTAAACCAGACATTGCAATTGGTTTTTGGTCTTCCTTTTTACATAGTTATAAAACAAAAGTATGGAAAAAGAAAAAATGGACATAAAAGACTTTATACACATTGTACATCCAACTCTACCACCAAGAACAATTGGAAATTTAATTCAGTTTGCAAATAAATTAGAATTTGAAGCTCAAGGAATTATAACGGAAGAAAATAAAGAAAAATCTATAATTAATACCAAACATAGAAAAGTAAAAGGATCAGGTCTAAGTAAGGATAAAAGTTTTACAGAAAACCATTGGTACAATTTACTTTCTAAATTAATTTTTACTTCAATTCAAAATTTTCAAAAAAAATTTCATTCAAAATTTTCAGCTTCACAAATAAACGAAATATCTATACTTAAATATGGAGCTGGAGATTTTTACAAAACACACACAGATTACAATATTAATTTTCCAAGATTACTAAGCGTTATTATTTTTTTAAATAATGATTATAAGGGTGGAAGTCTTACTTTCCATTGTCCAAAAACAAATGAAATTATAAAAGAAGTAAAACCAGAAGTGGGAAAATTAGTATTATGGCCTTCTAATTTTATGTACCCACATACTGCTCAAAAAGTAACTGAAGGAACAAGGTTTGTAATAGTATCATGGATAAGCTAGGTAGAGCAAAATATAAGGTAGTCAAAAATTTTTTATCTCAAGATGAAATAAATTTGTGTGCAGAATATTTAAAAAGCAAACAAAGAAAATGTTATGACTTTGCTGCAGATAACATTAATTATGACTCTGGTGTTTATAAAGATTTTTTATTAGATTCTATTTTAAAAATTAAAAAAAATAAAGTTGAAGAAGAGGTTGGTTTAAGATTAAACCATACTTATTCTTTTTGGAGATGTTATACTTATAAGTCTACATTAGATAGCCACAAAGATAGGCCTTCTTGTGAATATAGTGTAACAATTTTTGTTGATGCGGATAAACCTGACTGGCCTATTTATATGGAGGGAAATCCTGTATCTTTGAAACCAGGTGATGCTGTATTTTATAAGGGATGTGAATTAGAACATTGGAGAGAACCATATGAGGGAGACTATCACTTTCAATTTTTTTTACATTATGTTAACAAAGATGGTCCTTTTGCAGACTACAAAAATGATAAAATCAACGATAAGCAAGAACTTTAAGAAGTATAATTAAAATGGTATAATATGGCATGCCTTTAACAAACGTACAAATACAACCTGGGTTTAATAAACAAGTAACACAAACTGGTGCAGAGGGTCAGTGGACTGATGGTGATTTTGTTAGATTTAGATATGGTCTACCAGAAAAAATAGGTGGATGGGCAGAAATTTTAGATAACACAATTGTTGGTGCAGCAAGAGAACAATTTATATGGGCAGATTTAGATGGAAGAAAATATGGAGCTATAGGAACAAACAAAGTTTTAATTATTTATTATGAAGGAGCTTTTTATGATATTACTCCTTTAGACTCAGCATTGACTGGATGTACTTTTGATACTGTAAACACGTCTGCTACAGTTACAGTTAATAAAGCTGCACATTCTTTAGAACCAGGAGATTTATTTACTTTTACATCAGTAACTCCTCCAAGTGGAGCTGGTTACACAACAGCAGATTTTGAGACAAACACTTTTCAAGTAATCACAGTTCCTGATAGTGACGAATTTACAATTACTATGGCTTCTGCAGCAGGTACAACTGTTAATGGTAGTGGATCAGCTACTATAAACCCTTATGTAAAACCTGGAAATTTAAGTTCAACTTTTGGATTTGGATGGGGTACTGCTTTATGGGGTGGAGGTCAACAAGTATTTGGAACTCTTAATGGTGCCTTATTAGATGACACTGCAGGAACAGGTGGGTCTGGAACTTCTATTACTTTAGCTTCAACAAGTGGTTTTCCAACATCAGGTACTATTAAAGTAGGAGCTGAATTTATTTCTTATACGGGTATTTCAACAAATGATTTAACTGGAATAACAAGAGCAGTGGCGGGTACTAGATCTGCTCATGCTGATGGATCAGGTGTAGAATTTTTTACTGGGTGGGGAGAATCTTCTTTATCACAAACTCTAAGTGTTGATCCAGCTTCATGGTCACTAGATAATTTTGGAGAACAATTAATAGCAACTATTAAAAATGGAAAATCATTTTCTTGGAATCCTATTAATTCAAATCCTAATGCACTTACTACTAGAGCTATCCTAATTTCAAATGCACCAACACAATCTGTAATGTCTTTAGTTTCTGATAGAGACAGACACCTATTTATGCTTGGAACTGAAACTACAATTGGAAGTCCAGGAACGCAAGATAAAATGTTTATAAGATTTTCTGATCAGGAAGATATTACAGACTATACCCCAACTTCAGTTAACACTGCAGGATTTTTTAGACTGGATTCTGGTACAAAAATTGTTGGAGCAATAAAAGGTAAAGATTATACTTTTGTATTAACTGATAATGCTGCATATGTAATTCAGTTTGTGGGACCTCCGTTTACATTTTCTGTAAGACAAGTTGGTTCTAATTGTGGATGTATTGGTCAACATGCAATGAAGTATGTTAATGGAGCTGTGTACTGGATGGGAGAATCAGGTGGCTTTTTTGTTTATGATGGTACTGTTAAAGCTTTACCATGTTTAGTAGAGGATTTTGTTTTTACAACTAAAGGATCTAATTTAGGAGTTAATTATGGAGATGGTGAATCAGTCTATGCTGGTCTTAATCATCTTTATGAAGAAATAACTTGGTTCTATCCAAAAAATGGTAGTTCATTGGTTGACAGATGTGTAACATATAATTATCAAAATGGTACGTGGACAACTGGATCATTAGCTAGAACAACTTGGGCTGATGCTAATTTATATGATGTGCCCTATGCTACAGAATTTAGTTCAACTAGTGTTCCAACTTTTCCAACGATTCAAGGTATTACAAATATAAATGGTGCAACTACTTATTACGCACATGAAACAGGAGTTAATCAAGTAGACTCTGAAGGTAATAAAACTGCAATTCCAGCTTTTATACAATCTGGGGATTTTGATTTAAGTCAGGGAGGCGATGGTCAATTTTTTATGAGCATGAGAAGATTTATTCCTGATTTTAAGTTACTTACAGGTAATTGTCAGATCACTATAAATTTAAGAAGATTTCCTTCTGATACTGCAAGCTCCTCGCCTCTCGGACCTTTTACTATATCAAGTTCTACAGAAAAAGTTGATACTAGAGCACGATCAAGATTTGCAAGTTTAAAAGTAGAAAATACTTCAACAGATCAAAATTGGCGTTATGGCACGTTTAGAGCAGACGTTCAACCAGATGGAATGAGATAATGGCTAGAGTAGATATTGTAATTCCCGAACCATCACCTCTTTATACTGAAGAAAATCAAAGACAGATAAATCAGTCTTTACGAACTATGCAAGATAAGTTAAACACTTCATATCAACAAGAATTAAAAAATGAACAAGATACTTTTACCTGGTTTATATCATGACAATTAGATACAAAAATGAAGGTATTAATTTAACAACTACTGGAACAACTAGTGTTTTTACAGCCCCTAGTGATGCAACAATTTTAATAAAACAAATACAAATTAACAATGGTTCAACTGGAGCAGTAAGTTTAAGTGTGCAAGTTACAGACACTTCTGCAACTGCAACTTTTAGAATATTTAATGAACAAATAGCAGCAACAACAACAATAGATATTATAAATCATACTTTAGTTTTAGAGGCAGGAGATGTACTAAAAATGACTGCAGGTACAGCCGATGAAATTCAAGGTATTGTATCTTATGCATTATTAGATAGATCACAGGAAAATGGCTAGACAAAAATTTGTACACTTCGTACCAAGGCCAAAACCTCGTAAGCGTCCAGGCCGTCATTGTAAGAGTCCTAATAAAAAAAAGAAGTTGCAAAATAATAAAAAATATAATAAACAAGGCAGACCATGAAATTAATTGCTGTAAATGATGATTACATACGAATTGATTTTACACCTGAAGAAGTAAAAATTATTCAAGAAAAAACTGCATTAGAATTAGATATGAATAAAACAGAGGAATTGATAAATATTTTATTTAATACACTTAAAGCTTTAGGTAGAGCAAATGCAAAAATAAAAAATAAAAAAAAAGAAAAAAAAGATGACAAATAATTTACCCAAAATACCTGCGGAAGCAAAAGAAATTATTAAACACAAAAGGACTGGTAAAGTTTATAAAACAAAAGAAGAATTTGATGCTGAAGTTAAAGATCCTAATATTGATACAACTCAAGATGATTTTAGGCAAGATCTTGAAATAAAAGTTACAAGAGTATCAATGGATGCTTTAACAAAAAAATAATGAAACCTAGAGGTGCTACCGAATTACAAATGGAAATGCTTAATAAGCATGTTCCAAAAGAATTATTAGATCAAGTTCAAATTTGTACATCTATTCCAGGAAAAGTGCCAATCGATCCAAATAAAGTAAATATACTATGGCAAAAAAATTCTTATGATCAACCTAATTTACATGAATTCTTTACAAACAAATCAAGACACAATGAATATGATTGGTATGTTTTTAATAGTCATTGGAACTATGAAAAGTTTAGACTTTTCTTTGATATACCTCAAAGTAAATCTATAGTAATTAAAAATGGTATAGAAGATTTTCCAATAAGAAAAATATATAAAAAAGGAACTCCTATAAAACTTGTACACCATTGTACTCCTTGGAGAGGTTTAAATGTTTTACTTAGAGCAATGCAAGAAATAAAAGATTCAAATATAGTTTTAGATGTCTACTCTTCTTGTAAAATTTATGGTTCAGAATTTGCAGAAAAAAATGAAAAAGATTTTTTACCTTTATATGAACAAGCCAAAAGTTTACCTAATGTAAATTATATAGGTTATAAACCTAATGAATATATTAGAGAGATGATGCCTAATTATGATATGTTCGTATATCCATCTATATTTGAAGAAACTTCTTGTGCTTCAGCTTTAGAGGCTTTAGCATCTGGTGTACATGTAATTACAAATAATTTTGGAGCTTTGTTCGAAACATGCTCTGAGTGGCCTACTTACATCAACTATAGTAGTGATTACGAACAGATGGCTATTGATACTGCAAATGCAATACAACATGCTGCATCTTATTTACATGAAGATTATATTCAAGAACATCTTGAAGAACAGCAGAAATTCTATAAAAGATTTTATAACTGGAATAAAAAAGGAGAAGAATGGACAAGTTTTTTAAAAGGAGTTTTACATGAACGAAAAAAATGAATTTGTAAATGAAGATACTTACCAAACTTTAAAAGAGTTTAAAGTTCTTCCAGATGAATATCAAAAAAGAATAAATCCGATATGGAAAAATAATAAGGAAGAAAAATGGTCAACTGCTTTTTCTATTCATGTTTGTACACCCGTACATAGTGAATGTTCTATACATTATGCACAAGCACTACTTGAACTTCAAAAACTTTGTTTAGATAAAAAAATTAAAATAACTTTCTCTTTAATAAAATCTTCACTTGTTACACAGGGTCGTAATTTATGTGTATCTTCTTTTTTAGAAAGCAAAGCTTCACATTTGTTATTTGTAGACTCAGATATATATTTTCATCCACCATCAATTTTAAAAATGGTGGAAAGAGACAAAGAAATAATATCTATACCTTATCCGCTAAAAACTATGATGTGGGATAAACTATTTCAAAAAATGCAAAACAATCAAATTAAAAGCCCTGATGATTTAAAAAAGTGGGTGAACACTTATCCAATGAAAGTTAAAGACCCTAAAAATATTCAACTTGAAAATGGTGTTATGGAAGTAACTCATAGTCCAACCGGTTGTATGTTAATTAAAAGACAAGTATTTGATAAGCTTATCAAAGCATATCCAGACAAGGGGATTGTACAAAAGACAGTTATAAATGGTAAATATGTTGATAGACCACATATGTGGAATTTTTTTGATTGTATACATGACCCTGAAACCAAAACTTATTTAGGTGAAGATTTTAGTTTTTGTAAATTATGGAAAGATATTGGAGGCAAGTGTTATGCTTATGTCGATGATCCTATTTCACATATTGGAGAATACTCATATGAGGGCAGATTTGCCGATGAGTTGATACCAGCTAAGTAAAATGTTAATATATGCTATAATTAGGAAATTAGTATTTGGATCCATTTACATTAGCACTAGCCACGTTTGGCGTACAAAAACTTCGGGGTAAATCAACAAAAAGAGCATTGAGAGATGCAGCCATAGTTGGTGGTGGTACACAAATCGCAGGTATGGCAGGATTTGGTTCTAGTGTTGGGCCTCAAATGGGTTCTTTCGCACCTCAAGCATTTGGCTCAACTGGAAACACAGTAGCTTTTGGTGATACACTTGTTGGTAGAGGAATAACAGGTGCGTTGGGAAAACCAGATGTATCAAGACAAAAAGCAATAGAAGCTTTAAAAAAAGAAGGTGTAGAAGTCACAGATAAATCTATAAAGCAATATATGGCACAATCAGGTTCTGGCTTTAGAGGAATGTCACCTTTAGGTAAAACTTTGTCAGCAACTGCTTTGTTGCCTTTTTTAGAGGGTTCAGATGAAGTTAAAAAACCTTTTAATGAAGAAGATTACAAAAAAGCTTACGAAGAACAATCAACAAAATTAAAAGGTGCATTTGTGCCAGCTACAAACACATTACCATCTATGTCTGATGTTTATGGTTCAGATATGTTTTATGCAAATCAAGGTGGACTTGCAACAGCAATACCAAAATATAATCAAGGTGGTATAAATTATCTTCCATCTAAAATAGATCACAACGAAAATGATGTTAATAATTATGTAAGAGCAGAGGGTTATGTTGAAGATGGTGCCGGTGCTGGAGATAAAGATGAAGATACTATGTTAGCACAATTAGCAGATGGAGAATTTGTATCACGTGCAGATGCAGTATTAGGAGCAGGTATATTATCTGGTGCAGACCCAAAAAGTTTTAAAGGTATGAGAAAAGCAGGAGCTAACTTTTTTTATGATCAACAAAAAAAATTTAAAAGAATTTACGATTTAGTCAATGCAAGCAAACCAAACTAAAATAAAAAAACAAGTAGAGGTACTTGAAATTTTTCCTAGAATGCTTGATGAGTATTGGAATTTAGTAGACTTTATGTTGCGAGAAGGTTTAAAATATGATGGTGACCCTATGAGTATTGAAGACTTAAAACAATTAATAAAAAATAACCAAATGCAATTATTTATAATGTTTGGCTCTGATGATGGAATTCAGTACAAAGTATTTGGAGTTTGTGTTACACGAATAACATTACTTCCTAATTTTAACCAATGTGAAGTAATTTTGTTAAAAGGTGAGAAGAGAGAATTGTGGCAAGATGAACTTGCTGATATAATAGAAAGACTTGCTAAATCTGCAAATTGTAAAAGAATTGCAGTTCATGCAAGACCTGGTTGGCAACCTTTTTTAAAAACAAAAGGTTGGAATGTTAAAAGATATTTATATACAAAGGAGATTACATGAGTTTTATTTTTGGTGGCGGTAGTGGAGGAAGTGCCCCGACTGAGTCTGGTTCATCTGTGGTTACACAAAGAGAAGCTCCTGGAGTTGAAGCAAGAAAACTTTCCTTATATGACCAAGCTGCAAAATTAGCTGCTCAACCAGTTTCGTTACCTTCATTACAAGTTGCTCCTATTTCTGGAATAGAACAAGCTGCAATAACTCAAGCTGGTCAAACTGGTGTCGGTGCTGGAACAGTTGGACAAGGAATATCTGCCTTACAAGGTGCACAAGCTGCTCCAAATATTTCACAATTTTTAAATCCCTATCAATCATATGTTACTGATGAAATTACAAGACAAGCACAAATGGCAACAAACAGATTAGGTGCACAAGCAGTAGGTGCAGGTGCATTTGGTGGTGCAAGACAAGGTATTGCAGAAGCTGAAATAGAAAGAGCTAGATTAGCAAACATAGGTCAAGCACAAGCACAAGGATTTCAAACTGCACTAGGTGCAGCTCAAACAGAAAGAGCTCGACAATTAGCAAGTGGACAAGCATTAGGTCAGTTAGGTGCTCAACAACAAGCCATGTCACTTGCAGACATCCAAGCTCAACTACAAGCTGGTGGAGTTCAGAGAGGAATAGGACAAGCAGCTTTAGAAGCACAAAGACAAACTGCATTACAAAGAGCATATGAGCCTTATCAAAGAATAGAATTCTTAAAAGGTATTATGACAAATTTACCAACTACACAGAGCACACTTACAGCAACCACGGCTCCAGGTTCTAATCCTGTTGGGCAAGCTTTAGGTGCAGGACTAGGTGCATACTCTGCTTATAACATTATGCAACCGAGGTAACATGGATAAAGTATTAACAAGAAAATTATTTAAAAATAGGTATTTTAAATATCATAAACCAAAACAATTTAATTCTGGTGGAATAGCTAACATACAAAAATTTAGTAATGGTGGTTTATCATCACAAGAAAAAGCATTATATGCAGCAACACTTGCAGCTCCTTTGTTATCTTCAACTAAAAGACCAGGTGAAAATGTTTTAGCTGGTGTAGGGAGAGCTTTAGGAGAAGGTATTGCAAAAGTACCAGCAACTATGATTTCACTTGCTGAATTACAAAGTAAGAAAAAAGATAAAGGTATTAGATCTGCTACTGATGCTGAAAAAAAAGAATTAGGTTATAATGTAAAAGATAGATTAATTGTTAAAGTAGAAGATGGTGTAGTAACTGATATAAAAGATAAACCCACTTTTGGAGAAAGAGAAAAAGCTGGTAAGAGATATACTACATTGAGTGCTGCAGATGATATTTTAAATGATATTGCTAAAGGTGCAGACTCTGGTCCCATCGCAGGGCGTGTTGCTAAAGCCACTGCTGCATTAGGTATGAATGCAAAAGCTGCAAATTTTAATACAAAATTAGAAACCTTTAGAAAAGAAGCAATTGCTGCATTGAGGGGTGCACAAGTTGGTCCTTTAGAAGAAGCAAGTTTTAATGCTATCCTTCCAGCAATAACAGATCCTGAAAATGTAATAGTAGAAAAAATTAAAGTTGCAAAAAATAAAATTCAACAACTTGATGATAGACTTGGAGCAGGTGGTACAGTAGTAGACCCAAATACAATAGACTATTATAATTCTGCTTTTTCAAAATTTGGTATTAATGCAGAAGATATAACTTACAATCCTTCTTTAGAATTTTATTCTTTTAGTGAAGAGGGTGAACTTGTAAAGGATTAACATGGGACAAATTAATGTCAAAGGTCTTGGAGTAGTAAACATTGATGGTGACAAACCAACATCTGATGAAGCTGCAAAAATAAAAGATGCATTAACTGAAATAAATCAAAATTTAGTAGGAGACAGTGTTGCTGATGAAGCAACAGAAGAATATATGCAAAGTCCATCTATGGGAAGATTACTTACTGAAGCTGGTCTTTCTATTGTAGGTGCTTTGAGCACTGGAGCAAAATATTTACCTGGTATTGCAGGGAGGGTAGGAATGCTATCAAAACCTTTCATAAATAGATTACTAAAAACTTCTGCAGGAGCTGCAGCAGGGGGTGGAGCAGGAGCTGTAGTTTCTCAAACATTTGATCCAAAAGATAATGTTGTTAATGAAGTAGTAAGAGCAGCCAGTGAAGGTGCAGCAGCAGAATTAATTGGTGGACCACTTGTTATAAAAGGAGGTCAATATGTTTCTAAAATTTTAGGTAAACCAAAAGCATATGCACAATTGTTAGAGGGTGCTAATGAAGCAGAAACTACATTAAGAATGAAAGCAAATGAAATTTTGTACGGAAAAGAAGCTGCAAAATTTATAGCAAAAACTACTGATGGTGCAATAAGACCTATAAAAGAACAAGTAGAACTACAAACTAAAAAAGTTGTAGATGATGAAGCAATCAAAAAATTTATGAAAGAAAATAATATTCCAGAGTCAAAATTTCAAAGTTTAAAAGACACTGCACAAGAAATGCAAAAAGGTTTGACACCTGGTGTTAAAACAGAAAATAGAACATTAAACATTATTGAAAATGTTGTATCAAAAGCTTTGTTCGGTGGTGGTGCTTTAGAAAGAAGAAGAGGTTCTGCACAAGCTATGGGAAAATTTGTTTCCGATGATATTGTAAATTCTTTTCAACAAATTACTGCAGATGGAGTAAAAGTTGTAGATAAAGAACAACTTGGTAATTATTTTTTTAAAACAATAACTGATGCAGAAAGTATGTTCAAAGCTGCTAAAGATGCTATGTATAAAAGAGTAGATGATGCTTTAATAAGTGCGTCTGGTAAAAATACAAAATTTATGCCAACTCTTCCTATTGAAGGAAAAGGTGGCTTACAAGAAATTGTGCAACAACTACAAAGACAAGCTAATTTAGGTTTGGCAGAACTTGATCCACTAACACCTTTTTTAGGAAGTTTAGCTAGAAAATTAGACACTGCAACTGTTGAAGCAGGGGGTAAATTAGCTTATGCACAAGCTGGTAAATTAAGAGCACAAGCAGCTGCTTTAAAACAAAAATTTATACGTGACGGTAATACAGATGGTATTGGTGGAATTACAAAGATTGTTAATAAATTTGATGAATTGTTAAGTCCAGATTCTTTAACGAAAAGTGGATTAAGCCCACAAGCTGGTAAATTTTTACAAGAAGCAAATGAATTTTATGAAGGTGGAATGGATATTTTTCAAAGAGGAAGTTTACAAGCTGTATTAGCTAAAGGTGTGGGTAATACAAGAGATATTGGTGACATTTTTTCTGCAGTTTTTAAAACTGGGGATAAATCAGATTTAGTTGGAAAGGTTGTAGATGAAATAAAAGATCTTCCAAAGTTTACAAAGTATATTGATGAAACAGGTCAATTGAAACAAATTACTACCAAACAATCAAATGATTTACTTACTTCATTCAAAGGTCAGTTTTTAAATCAAGCATTAGAATCATCAAAAACTATTGATCCACAATTTGGTAATATTATTGATGCAAAAAAATTTGCAGCTCGTTTAGAAAAACAATCGTTAAGTATGGCAAAAATATTTTCTAAAGATGAATTGAAGAAAGTAAATAATGTAATTGAAACTTTAGCTTTTGCACAAGGTGATCTAACAAGAATGAAAGGTCTACCTGGTGGTGTATTTATTCAATTAAAACAAGCAGGTGCAGCTGGACAATTATTACAATTGGGTGGAGCTGGTTTTGGACTTGCCACTGGAAATATATTACCAGCTGTTACTATTTTAGCTACTCCGTTTTTTTTAGCTAAAGGATTATTAAATCCTAAATTTCAAAAATTGATTTTTGATTCATACAAAGCACCAAGTGCACCTAAATCTGCAGCAGCAATGAAACAGCTTATTGGTAGGATGTTTAGTGATGGATACATACCTGAAGAGGAAAGAGATAAATCTTTAGCACAATTAAAAATATATGAACAAGCCGTTAAAGAAGGTGGTGTTAATTTAAGTGAATTACAAGCTCCATTACCAGAATTACAACCTAGTAATTTTCCTGTTATTAATCAAGAAAGTTCACCAATAGGTTCAACTACTGGTTCTAATCCACAATTAGCTCAAGCTCTTAATCTTTTTAACAAAGGTGGGATTGTAAGTGCCAAGAAAAACTTCTAAAGATAATCTAGCTCATCAAAGAATTGATGACCACGAGAAGTTGTGCAGAATCATGCAAGAACAAACTAATAAACAAATCAAAGATCTGCATAATGATATACATAGAATAGAAAAAATTCTTATATCTTCTACTGCCTTTTTAATGACTTCAATGATTGGAATAATAGTTGCTCTTTTATTTAAAGTATTCTAAAAGACTATGTGCGACTAATCAAAGATAATAACAAATTTCAAATTACCGATCTAAAGCTTGTTAATAAATATAAATATAAGAAGTATACTAGACAAGAGGAGGACGGCTCACGGACCTATAATGTAGGTAACAAAAAAATACCAAGTGTTACAACCATACTATCTGCTACTCAATCAGAAGAAAAGAAAGCTGGACTTGATAGGTGGCGTGAAAGAGTAGGATACCAAGAAGCAGCTAGAATTACCTCTCAGGCAGCTCTCAGAGGCACGGAGATGCACTATGTCCTTGAAAACTACATAGATGGTCGTGGCTACATAAATCTCTCTGAGGATGGAGCTAAAGCAAGACTGATGGCTCATGAGATAGTAAACAATCTTGACCTATTGAAAGAGGTATGGGGTAATGAAGTAAGCCTAGCTTATGAAGATAGATGGGCAGGAGCCACAGATGTAGTTGGCCTTTATGATGATAAACCTACAATCATTGACTTTAAACAAAGCAATAAACCAAAGAGAGAAGAGTTTGTAGAAGATTATTATTATCAAATAGCAGCATACTCACTTGCACATAAGAAACAATATGGTCTCATAACACAAGGCCTTATATGTATTTGTACCAAAGATGTTTTGTACCAAGAGTTTAAAATGAATGAATCTAAATTAAAAGAGTATGAAGATAAATGGTTAGAGAGAGTTGATAGATATCATAAGACTAAAGCCACTTCTGAACCTGTTCCCCAAGAGTCTTAGCAGATAATTCAATTTTATTTTCTAAATTATGTAATACCATTTGATCAATAGTATCTCTACAGATTATATCAATATAAGTGACTTGAGACTTCTGTCCTATTCTATGAGCCCTATCTTCACTTTGTTGTCTGACTTCTAAGTTATAAGAATTACTAAAATAAATTACATATTTAGCAGCAGTTAACGTTAAACCATATCCACCAACTGTGGGATTACCAACTAAGAATCTACACTCATCTTTATTTTGGAATTTTTCTACTGATTGATTTCGAGACTCAACTGAGTCCTGGCCATATATAGATACTACAGAATCAACTCCGTATGTTTCTGCTAATTTTTTTTTAATGTTTTGTATGTTATGTACATAGTTTGCCCATATTATGCATTTATCTTCAGTCTCTTCTAATATTCTCATTAATTCTTGTAGTTTTGCATTAGTCTTAAAATCTACAATATTACCATCATTAGTTTTTACAAAACCATTAGCTACTTGTTGAAGCTTTAGTAGTTCAGTAAGTTTATTATTGTAAGATACCTCTTCATCTTTCATTATCATTAAAGCATTAATTTTTAATCTTTCATAAGCTAGCTTTTGCTCTTCTGACATATCTACATATCTTTGCACATACATCTTCTCTGGTAAATCCAAACAATCTTTTTTTCTAACCCTATAAGAAAAGTTTTTTAATTTATATTCTAACTCTTCAAGATTAATATAATATTTAGGAATTTGAATATTATAACCGCCTCTTTCAATACTATACATTACTGCATATTTAGCTTTGAAGACAGTGAAATTATCATAACCTAATAATGCCTTATCTAAAAAAGCACATTGAGAAAATAAATCTAATGGGGATTTTGTAATAGGAGAACCAGTTAGTATTCTTTTATATCTAGCTAATTGACCTAGTTTTATAATAGCCTTAGATCTAGATGCTTTTAGATTTTTGATAGAGGTGCTTTCATCAAGTATAATCATGCTTCTCATACCATGTTTCAATAATTTATATTCAAGCCATTTTTTACCTGATGCATGAGATAGTGCCTCTACATTCATTAATATAAATGTAAGTTTCTTTGGGTCTAATTTAAATGTTTTATCTTTGGTTACTTTCCAAATGTAAATATTAGTTTCCTCTGGACAATGGAAATCAATTTCTTTTTTCCAATTTTGATAAACAGAATTAGGTGCGATCACAAATGCAAAATCAATTCTTTGTTCTTGATATAAATAAGCTGCATTATCAATAGCAACTTTAGTCTTACCAGTTCCCATCTCCATAAAATAAGCAAAGTTATAAGGCTTGGCTCCTTCAATTAATGATTGTCTTTGATGTTTGAATGGTTTTGTTTTATAATTATACACGCAGAATTATTTAAATTATTTGTTTGCATAAATCAAATTAATAATATATTGATTCTTGCACAAGGAGGTTCTTATGGACTTAGAAGCAGAATCTATCATATCGGTAGATACTGGCATGTCGACAGACATTGCTAAATCTTGCAATAAGTTATTGGAAACTCAGAAAAAAATATTGACGGCTGAAGAAGAACTTAAAAAGTTAAAAGAAGTCGAAACTACTCTTTCTGAGCAAACAATTCCAAACTTAATGCAACAAGCTGGTTTATCTCTGCTAAAATTAGCAGATGGTTCATCCGTTGAGGTTAAACCATTCTATTCAGCTAGAATACCAGCGTCTAAAAGTGATGAAGCTTTTGATTGGCTTAGAGAAAATGGACATGGAGACTTGATTAAAAACCAAGTGTCTTTGGAATTTGGAATGAAGCAAGACAATGAAGCTAAATCAATTATAGAAGAGCTGAAAGCAAAAGGTCTTCCAGTGAAGCAGAAAACTTCTGTTCATCCAAGTAGTCTTAGAGGATTTGTTAGAGAACAAATTCAAGACCTTGGTAAAGATGTACCTGCTGAACTGTTTGGAACTTATGTTGCAAATAAAACTAAAATAACCACGAAGGAATAATCATGATCGAAAAAAAAGCGATGACGACAAAAAAAGAAAACCTTCCAGCTGCTATTAATTTAGAGCAGATGGCAGGTCAAGGTCAAGAGTATGTGACAGCTCGAGATCAAAAACTACCAATCCTAAAAATACTTTATGCTAACTCTCCAGTCTTAGATGAGACTGATGGCAAACATGTTGAGACTGCAAAGCAAGGAGACATATGGAGTGAAACATCAGGTAAAGTTTGGAAAGGTAGACAAGGATTAATAGTAGTGCCTTGTCTTTACATAAACACTTTTAATGAGTGGAAAGACAAAGGGGATAGTCCAGGAAGACCAGTAGGTATTCATACTGATCCAGCTATTATGTCTGAAACAACTAGAGGTGCCGACAACAAAGACCGATTAGAAAACGGAAACTATGTTGAAGATACTGGTAATCACTTTGTTTATATTTTGGATGAAAATTATAATCCAATGGAACAAGCTTTGATTACTATGAAATCTACTCAAAAGAAAAAATCTAAGACATGGAATTCAATGATTATGTCTAGAAGAGCACAAGGTAAAAATGGTATGTTTAATCCACCATCATGGTCTACTGCTTACAAACTAAGCACCACTAAAGAGTCTAATTCACAAAACTCTTGGTATGGATGGGTTGTTGAGTTTGATAAGTTTTTAAATACTCAAGAACATTTAAAAGTATTGGAGACAACTCAAGCCTTTTATCAAAGTGCTATGAAGAGTGATATTTTTGGTAAAGTAGATTTTACACAAGATAATCAAGCTCACGGAAATAATAGTCCAGATAAAACTAACGTTCCATTTTAAATCATGGAACAGGAGCTCTTAAAAATATTTGAGGGTAATTCTGAACTGTTCATCACTACCTCTCTTACTGGGGAGGTAGATGAACGGGGCAAGACAGTAGGTCAAACACTTACGATCCACGAACCAGTTACTCTTAAAATCTGGAAGGAACATTTAGAAGGAACGAAACGTATAGGTATCAAACCTGAAAAGGATGATATGTGTAAGTGGGGGTGTATAGATATTGACCCACAAAGTTATAAAGATTATTCACAAAAAAAAGTTATAGATATTCTTAGAGACAACCAATTACCATTAGTACCAGTAAGATCAAAATCAGGTGGGCTACATTTGTTTTTGTTTTTAGATAATTGGTATCCAGTAAAAGATGTTTTAAAAAAATTAAATGAATGGAATAAAAATTTCTTTCAAGCACTTGAAGTATTCCCGATGAATAAGTGTATGAACATGCCTTATTTTAATATGAATGCAACTACTGAGTTTGCATATAATGAATCAAATACCCCAGTAATGATTGGAACTTTTATTGAAATAATTAGAAATAAAACTTTATCTTTAGATGAATTACAAAATATTAAAGTTAAGGAATATGAACCTGAAGAAGATTGGAAACATTATCCACCATGTGTTCAAAAAATGATTATGGATAAGTGGTCTGGTAATCATCGTAATGATTTACTTTATAATGTTGGTGTTCTTGAGATGAAGAAGTCAGATGGCAAAATTACAATTGAAGAGATGAGAACAATTCTCCAAAAAAGAAACCAAGAAATATTTGTAACACCTATGGATACCAGAGAGGTAGAAAACTCTGTTGCAAGATCTGTAACTAAAAAAGATTACAATTACAAATGCCCACCTAAGCTTGGTGCTATTACACCAATATGTAATAAAGATTTATGTAAGTTTAGAAAACTTGGTATTGGTTCACAAGTACCAGATCTAATAGATGATTTTGAAGAAATTGAATTTATAAGAAGTACCAAGTCGATTGAATATTCTTTTAAGTTTCAAGGAGAGAAAATTATTATTGGTCCCGAAGATATGAAAGATGAAAAGTCTTTTAGAGTCAAATTATTAAGATATGGAATTTATTGGGTTACTCTACCTAGACCAAGAAGTGGACCATCTCCATTTGAAATGCTTATGTCTACAATTGTCAAAAAAGCAGTAGAGAATGAGAAGATGAAATTCGAAGATACTCTTGGTGAAGAAAAATATAATTTTCTTAAAAAATTCTTTGAGAGTCATATTGAAGAGGATGACTTTGATAAATTACAGGATAACTATGTTGTCTTAGATTCCAAAACAAATGTTTGTTATTTCAAAAAGATTACGTTTGAAAAGTTTTTAGGTAATGATAAAACATTTAAAAGTGCAGCAGAAGCTATGCACTTATTAGGTTGTGAACGAATAGATTATCATGAAGGTGTTAAAAATGTATGGTCGGTAGAGATGCCTAAATTTGTAGATTACAAAAAAGTAACTAAACCAAAACAAACAAAAGAAGTATCGGAGATGGATGAAGAATTCCACACAGGAAAGTTTAGAACTTAAAATATTAAAAGAACTTTATCACAAAACCATAAAGATCTTTGGTCCCCCAGGCACTGGTAAAACTTACACACTTATAGAAAAAGTTTTAAAAAGTTATTTAAGAAAAGGTATTAGACCACAAGAGATAGCATACCTATCTTTTACAAACAAAGCTGTTAACACTGCTGTTAAAAGAGCTATGGAGTCTTTTCCACAATATAACACAGATGATTTTTCTAGATTTAAAACACTGCATACCTATTGTAGAAGATACTTTCCAGAAGAAGTATTTGATCCAAAAGATTGTACAATAGATTTTGCATTACAAACTAAAGTAATAAAAACTTCAGACAAAAGATTAGCTGACGATAACTTTATGTATAAGGATTGGTCATTAGGTGTTTATAGTAAAGCTAGAAATTTATTAATTAAACCAGAAGAAGCATATAAGCTAGAAAGTTATAAGAGAGATTCACTCACTGTGTTTCTCAGAAAGATAAGTACCTATGAACATTATAAAGTAGGGGGTGGAGAAAGATCGTTCATTGACTTTGATGATATGATTGAAAGAGCAATAAAAGAAGTAGATTTTCCACCACTTAAAGTTTTGATATTAGATGAAGCTCAAGATTGCACACCTTTACAATGGTCTGTCATATATAAGATGGCTCCTAAAGTAGATCGAATATATTTAGCAGGAGATGATGACCAGGCTATATACAAATGGAATGGAGCTGATCCAAAATATTTTACTAAATTTTTTCCTGGGCGTAAAGTAAAACTTAGAAAGACTCAAAGATTCGGAGAAGCCATACATAGATTTTCACAAGTAATTAGAAGAGGAATAAATGATAGTGAGGAAAAAGAATACTACCCTGGTGGAACTAAAGGTTATGTAAAAGCTTATTTATCTTTTAAAGAAATCCCTTTTGAAAATTTTAAGGAGGATTGGTACATTCTTGGTAGAATTAATGAAACTGTTAATGAATTAAGAATGTTAGCTAAGGATGCTGGGTTATATTATAAGGATAATAAGGGCACAAAATGTTTTGATCAAAAACAATGGGAAGCAATAAAAGCATGGACTGCTATAACTAAAAATAAAAAGATAGATAAAAAATCAGCTCGTAATATGTATAAATATATAAGAGAGCTAGAAGATCCAAATTATAGACAAGATAAATTTTGGAGAGCAGAACCAGATTTAAAAGAGTATGATTTTCAAACATTAAAAGAATGGTGTGGGTTAACTTTAGAAGATGATCAAAAAATTAAACCATGGTATTGGATACTAAGAAGAAATTTTAAACCAAGACAAGTCAGACATTTCATAAGATTACTTAGAAGATATGGTCAAAAAGAATTAGATAAAGATCCTCTTATAACCATTGATACAATTCATTCTGTTAAGGGTGGGGAAGCGAATCATGTTGTATTATACAGTAAAGGTAATTATCCATCTGATTATAAAAATAAAAATAAACAAGAAAAAAGTGATGAACGTAAAGTTTGGTACACTGGAGTTACTAGAGCAAGAAAAACTTTACATTTGTTAAGAACTGACTATAAGTTTAACTATCCTATTGGACAAGATTATTTAATTTATGTACAAGAAAAAAATGACAAATAAAGATATCTTTGACGAAACTTTTCCTGATGGCAAACAAGTTGGAGGATCCCACTATAAGCAATTTATTATTCAACCTTGGACTTTTATTAGAAAGAATGGTCTTAATCCACTTCAAGCTAATATAATTAAATATGTATGTAGATACTTATCTAAAGGGAAAGCCATAGAAGATTTACAAAAAATAAAACATTATTGTGACTTAGAAATTAAACATTTAAAAGATGAAGAAAAAAATTAAATGTTCAAAGTGTGATAGAGATGCAGCTATTATTGAAAACAAAATTTATTATTGTGGTGATTGTGCTGTTAAGCAGTTTATTGATGGGGTGCATAAAAGACTTCGATCTAAATCCAGGGACAACAATAGTAAGAACATTACTTAAAGAATCTAAATGATTAATAAAAAATTAAAACATGAAAAGACAAACTTAAGTTTTACTTGTTCTAAAATAATGAAATATCTTAGGACACCTAAAGATATATGGTCAGATTTAACAGAAGAGTTTGATTTTACGATTGATTGTTGTGCATCACATAATAATCATTTACTACCAAGATATTATACAATTGATGATGATTGTTTGACTAAAGATTGGTCTGGAGAAGTTGCTTACATCCATCCTTTATTCGATGGAAAGATTGGTAAATTTGTTGAAAAAGCATACAATACAAAAAACTTTACTGGTGTTTTTTTATTACCATCATCCACACATACTAAATACTTTCATGATTTTATTTATAAGAATCCTAATTGTGAAATAAGATTTTTAAAAAAGCCAGTTAAAGGTTTTAGGTTTGGTCATGATGATGGAACAGAGGACGACCCAAATAAGATAGCTTACATAAAACCATTAATGATAGTGATATTTAGAAATGAGTAACGGATTACAATTAACTTTAACTTTTAAAAAATCTATGTGGAATACACCTAGTGAATATAAGGACTTGTCTCAGTATAAGGAAATAGCAATTGATTTAGAAACTAGAGATGATGGCATTAATGAAAGACTTGGAGCTGGTTGGGCTTTGGGCAAAGGAGAGATAGTAGGGTTTGCAGTAGCCGTTGAGGGATGGAAAGGATATTTTCCTTTTGGCCATCTAGGTGGGGGTAACATGATACCTGAACAAGTAAAAAAATATATGAAAGACATTTGTGCTTTACCGAGTACAAAAATTTTTCACAATGCACAATATGATGTAGGTTGGTTAGAAGCATCTGGTATCAAGGTTCACGGACCTATAGTTGACACAATGATTGCAGCTGCATTGATTGATGAGAATAGATTTTCTTATTCTTTAAATACATTATCAGTAGATTATCTTAATGAAATAAAAGCAGAAACAGAATTAAGAGAAGCTGCAGCAGCACATGGTATAGATCCAAAAGCAGAAATGTGGAAACTACCGGCAGAGCATGTTGGTTATTATGCTGAACAAGATGCAGAGCTTACTTTAAAATTATGGCAAAGATTTAAAAATGAAATAGTAAAACAGAGCTTAACTACTGTATGGGAAATGGAGCAGCAACTGCTTCCGATATTAATAAAGATGCGTCAACGAGGTGTGAGAGTGCAAGTGGAAAAAGCTGCAGAACTACAAAAAGAAATGAAGCTCCAAGAAAAAGTAATACTATCGGATATACAGAAAGAAACAGGACTAGAAATAGATATTTGGGCACCCCGCCAGATTGCCAAAGCTTTTGACAAATTGAAATTAGAATACCCGCGAACTGAGAAAACAAAAGAACCTTCCTTTACACAAAATTGGTTAATTAATAATAAAAACAAAATAGCACAACTAATTGTAAGTGCAAGAGAAGTAAATAAATTTCACGGAACTTTTTTATCTTCTATCATGAAGTATCAAATCAATGGAAGAATTCATGGAGAGATTAATCAATTAAGAGGAGACAATGGAGGCACTGTATCTGGTAGACTCTCAATGAGTAATCCAAATCTACAACAAGTCCCAGCCAGAAACAAAGACTTTGGTCCCAAAATACGTAGTTTATTTATACCAGAAGAGGGTTTTAAGTGGGGTAGTTTTGATTATTCACAACAGGAGCCAAGAATGACAGTACACTATGCAGCATCTATCGGAGATGGGTATGAGGGTTCTAATGAATTAGTAGAGGCTTATCAAAATGCAAGTGCAGACTTTCATCAAACTGTTGCCGACCTTGTTGGTATTGAAAGAACTCAAGCAAAAACAATTGGTCTGGGTTTGATGTATGGAATGGGTAAGAATAAGTTAGCTAACTCATTGGGTGTCACCAAAGATGAGGCTAATGAATTAATTATTAAATATAATAAAAAAGTTCCTTTTGTAAAAAAATTATCAGACAGATGTAAATATGCAGCTGATGAAAAGGGAGTTATAAGAACTAAAAAAGGTAGAAAATGTAGATTTGATATGTGGGAAACTAGAGACTTTGGTTTGCATGTAGCAGAAAAATATGAGGATGCAGTTGCTAAGTATGGTAAGGACAATATTAAAAGAGCTTATACTTACAAAGCTTTAAATAGATTAATTCAAGGATCTTCTGCAGATCAAACAAAGCAATCAATGTTAGATTGTTATAGTGCTGGTCATTTACCTATGTTGCAAATACATGATGAATTATGTTTTAATATTAAAGATGAATCTCATGCAAAAGAAATTCAAAAAATAATGCAAAGTTCAATAGAATTTAAAGTTCCAAGTGTAGTTGAGTTTGGTCTTGGGAAGAGTTGGGGAGATGCAAAATAATAATAAACCACATAACAATCAAGATTTAATTGGATATGCAGCTGGACTATTTGATGGTGAAGGAAACGTAAATTACGCACAATATAAATGTAAAAAACAAAATGGTAAAGTTTATTTAAAATGGAATGTAGCTATGGAAATAGCTATGACAGATTTAGATTGTATTAAAAATTTTTACGATATTGTCCAAGTAGGTTCAATACATTTTAAAGGGATTGGTAAGGGATCAATGGGAAAGAAAGATCAATGGAGATGGAGATGTTCTCACCAAAAAGCACTACATCTTGCTAAATTATTTTTACCTTATGCTGTAGCTAAAAGAGAAAAGTTATTTAAAATTATAAATCATTATGAGTTTAAAAAGCCGACAGATGCCCTAAGTAAAAAGTTTCCTTTTTTAAAACTTAAGAAAAATTAACCAACAGCAGCTAAATTTTCTTGTACATCTTGATACTTGATCGCATTTCTTTTAGATCTAATATCACTTTCTGTTTTAAGCATTTCAACTGTACAAAGACCATTAGTCATTAAATCAGCTGACCACTTATTTTCAAGTTCTTGAAGTTCTTTCAACAACTTTATTTTTTCAGGACTCATTTTAGTTCCTCATAAGTTATGTGAACCCTAGTGTTCCCGGTGAAACCATCATCGATTATTTCAACCTTACCTTGGTCCACTTGTTCTGACAGATTTAATATCGCTTCAGTGCAATTTGCAGCTTCAACAACATGGTCTAATTGCTGCCCTCCCATACTAGCTCTGATACGATAAGCCGTCATAAGATATTATAAGATATTTTGAATGAATGGTCAAGATTGTAGCCTTCAGGGTCAATAGCTATACAATGTACCTCATAATAGTCCATAAACCCCCCTAATTCTTCGATCTTTGATTTATTGGCTCTACCTACCTCTATTGCCTTCTCTCTACATGTGGTGGCATCTGAAAGGTTATCTACAAGATATTGAGTGCATTGAGTACCTACATCGTGAAAATTCCAGCACATACTACTTAGTAATATAAATTTTAAAATCATATAGTGTTAAATGGCTTACATGCAAATGTTGTGTAAATTTTGAATTCGTTTACCTTATCGATACCTATTTCTTCAATTTTATCAAGGGCTTTTTTATACCCCATTGTTTGACAAGTATATAAATCTAAGAATTCATTTGGATATGTATGGGGTGGAATACATACATTGTCAATCATTGAACATAAAGTAATTGTTAATAAATATTTCATAATTTAATTGACTTTTGTATTTGTCCCATATATGTAAGATTTCATGAAAAACAAAAAGAGTAAAAGTCTTATACTGGATAATATCATGACTGAGTTAGATGAACAATTGGCAGCAGTACCTACAGCAGATTTTGATGGTAGCCCAATTGAAGATTCACTTCATATGGATATGTTAGTTGATGGTATTTCAGCAATTCATTTTGTTGATGGTATAGGCAGAAGACATTATCCAATAAATAAAACTATTGCAACAATTCTAGTTGAAGATGAATTAGAGTGTCGTAAATTACAACCAACAAATGAGGACTTAAATGGATTGGAATAAAGCAAAAGAAAATAGTACAATAAATAATATTGTTTCACCACCTATAGGAGAACAACCTGAAGGTAATTTAGATGCATTAGGTAAACTTGAAGCAGCTGTAAAAAGTTTATTAAATAATATTGATAAACTTGGAGAAAATATAAAAAAACTTAAAGCAGAAAATCAAAAATTAAAAGATGCACTTGGTATCGTAACTACAGAGGAGAATTCTCATGGACATCAATAAATGGAAATCAGTTGCAATTAAAAAAACAGATTACGATTTACTTAAAGGTTTATGTAAAGAAAAATTTAGAGCTCCTGGTGCTATGATCTCTAAAATATTAAGTGATTACATAGATCATCAAGCTAGAAAACATAAGATACCTAATGCAGTTTTTCGTACAAAACTTATGAATGGAGAAGCAAATGTCGGATCCAAAAAAAATAAAAGCTAAAGAGTTTTTTACAATTGAACTCGATCATCAAACTAATAACATAACTTTATATGTTAACGGAGAGATGAGAAACAAAATACACTCTATTAAAGCAGAACCTTTATTTGATAGAATGCTTAAGATAGCAAAACAAAAGTTCTTAAAGATGAGAGAACAAATTGAACAATAAGCTTAAGGTATTAGATTTATTTAGTGGGATTGGAGGCTTTAGTTTAGGTCTTCACTCCACTGATATATTTGATACAGTAAAGTTTGTAGAGTTTGATAAATTTTGTCAGAGAGTTTTACAAAAAAATTTTCCAGGCATACCAATAGAAGGAGATATAAGAAATGTCAAAGGACAAGAATTCGAAGCAGATGTCATTACTGGAGGATTCCCATGTCAACCATTCAGTGTTGCAGGAAAACAAAAAGGAACAAACGACAACAGATATCTCTGGCCAGAAATGTTTAGACTCATTAAAGAAATTAAACCAGAGTTCGTTATTGGGGAGAATGTGCAAGGCCTTATTAACCTCCAAGACGGCATGGTACTCCGACAGGTGCAGGACCAATTGGAAGGTGAAGGTTTCGAAGTCCAATGTTTCCTTATTCCAGCTTCAGGCTTCGGTGCTTGGCACCAAAGGAATAGAGTCTGGATTGTGGCTCACTCCAAGCACAATGGATATCTCGCAGCGGAGTCCAGAAGCAATGCAGAAAAGAATAGCAATGAGAGAAAAAATAGGGAGGAAATCAATTCCACCAGGAAATTTAGCAGAGCAAGTACAGACAGGAATGCCGATAAAAGACATGAGAGATGTAGAGAAACATCTTCGATCAAAGAAACAATCGTTTCCAACTCCGACAAGTTTCGACTCCAACGAGATAAAGAATCCAAGGAAGCCTCATCCAGGAGGAGGACAGAAGCCACCATTGAATCAAATAGTAAAGATGTATCCAACACCGAGAGCATCGGGACAAGAGGATGCAGAGACACTGATCAAAAGGAAGGGAGAGAAAGCTGCAGCTCAACACAATCTAACAGCACACATGCAAATGTTTCCAACACCATCAGCGAGTTGTCAGATGGATGTAGTAGCACCACCAGAGACAGTGAAGCAGAACTCATCAGGTTGGAGTGTAGAGAGGGTTGGTACTGGAACAAAGTTCGGAGCAAAGTTGAACGATGTGGTGAACAAAGTAAATCAACCGATCAAACATGGTGGCAAATTGAATCCGACCTTTGTGGAGTTCCTAATGGGATTTCCTATGGACTGGACAAAGATAGAGCAAGCAGAATCAAAAGTCTCGGAAACGCAATCGTCCCACAATGTGCAAGAATCATCGGACTTGCCATCAAAAAAGTTTTATCGGACTCCGACCGCAATGGATAAGGGTGACAATAGTTTTAAGTATGCAGCTAAAATATTAAAAGGTAAGTTAAATAGATCTCAGTCTAAACAACCGGTGCAGAAAACATTATCCATGGATGTAGCTATAGAACATTTAAAAAATAATCAACACTTAGTAGATGTTTATGATGAAAAATTTAAGATGAGACCACACTTACCACCTAAATTAGATTTTATTAATTATTTAAAAAAAAATTTAGATAAAAAAAGTTTATATGCAGCTGATATTGTTAAAAAAACTACAATTGATCATTGGTTAAGATCTGATGATTGTTTTTCTTATCCAACAGTTCAAGACTGGAACTTAATTAAACCTTATCTTAAAGAGATTAAATATGATTATCAAATGACTTTTGAAATAGAAAGTGATTGGGAATGAGTGCCACTTTTGGTTTAGGTATGTTTGCATATAGTATGATATGTTTTTTTATTGGTTCATTAATAGTTTATTATGTTATAAATAATTTCAAATGATGCTTAAATTTTATATTTGGTTAATGGGTTGGTCAGGGACTCTTAGTGCTTGGGCTTGGAGAAAACATACAAAAATAATTAAAGATAAAAGAAGATGAATTTTTTATTAAGTATTATTTTAATAGCAGTAATATATACCCTTATTACATTTTTATTAATGTTTTGGAACAAAGAGGATGTATGAAATATAACAAATTAGCTTATAAAATATATAAAGCTTTAGACGAAAAAACTCAAAAATGTTTAGGTGTTGAGTATGATATTGAAAAAATAGATAACACTGAAAATAAAAAATGGAATGATAGATTTCTTATGTCTTTCTGTAATTGGTTATGGATGAAGAAGTTTAAAAAAGATAAAGCTATATGGATTCCATTAATGCAGCAGATGCAAAAATTAAAGAATGAACAGATAAAGTTAATGGCAGAGGGACCTTTCTTTAAAGGGAGTCCATTTGAACATTTAAATAGAAAATAATGTCGTGGGTTATAAACCCTTGGCATTGATCCCATTTAAAATAATAATTATAATTAATACTTGCGAAAATAAAAATTTTTTTATATGAGTGTTAATAGTTACAACTACAAGAGCTGCATAGAATGTAAGAGTGATGGATTTATAGTTGCTCCATATTCTAAAACAATTCATTCTTGTATTCATTGTAACGGATCAGGAAGCACGTCTCACGGAACTAAATCAGAAGCAGAACAAACATTATTATTTAAAGTAGCGTGGGATTTTATACATGGCAAAGAAAAAGGATGGTATCACTGATCTAACTAAGCTGTCGGTTATTGCAGCAGGGAAACTTACGTCTAATCAATTCAAGCTATTTCAATCGACAATCTTTTCATTATTAAATGGTGTTCAATATGGTTACACTGAATTAGGACCACAATTCCTCCAAGATACTAATGATATATATAGTATTCATAGCAAGCCACAAAATTCTAAAAAAACTAAGAAAGTTATAGTCAAATTAAAAAATAATAAGTCCAATATAATAGATTTCAATTCTTATCGAAGAGAAGATGTTAAAGTATGAGAATGGATAATTATACAAAAAAAGAAATGACTCAAGACTTTAGGGATATAAAGAAACATATCCTGGAAGAAAATCTTGAAGGTGCAGCCATCACAATATTAATTGAAGATGTCCATGAACATTACGAAGTCGCCAATCGTTGTAATTTTAAACATTCGAAAGGCCATTATCGTGATCTACTCGCTAGACTTGTTAAAACTTATGGGCACTAGTATTGCATCTGATATTATCTCAGAGAATCATGTTTGTAATGAGCAAAAACTATGGCGTCATGTCATATTAAATGCATTTGAAGATTTAAAAATTTTAAGTGCAGATCGTAAATCAAGTTTAAATAAATGTGATGCTCACTTTTGGATATCTACTTCTAAAGATTTTGAACAGATCTGTTGGTGGGCTGGTTGGGAGCCTGATAATGTAAGATACCGGTATAACAAAGCTTTAAAAGAGGGTTTAATTAAATTTAAGAGAAGACACTTTTTGTGGCACGAATATAATAAGCTTTATAAAAGAATTAAGGAAGAAGAGGATATAAATATTAGAAGAGAATTAAGGAGACACATTGAGAATAAACGTAGACAAATCATGGACGCTGATAATGTCTACGTTCATCATAATAAATTAGAGTAGTCATGGTGGATAATAAAATTTTAACTTTGAGGGCAGGGAGCAATCGCCACCCTCAAAGCAGAAAGGAATCATATATGAAATATGAAACATAAGATATTTATAGCATATTATGAAATTAAATCAAAATTTATTTGAAACATTAATTGATGTTGGCTCAGGTTTAATTTTAAGCACTTTAATACAACTCTGGATATTCCCTCTTTTTGGTATGTATCCTACAGTTTGGGAAAGCTTTCATATAGCAGTTATTTTTACAATTATTAGTATATGCAGATCGTGGTTATGGAGAACATTTTTTAGATCTAGGCCACATAAGAAACAAATAAAAATTACATGACCTAGAAAACTAACAAAGAGGCAATAAATGAAAAACTTATTGCTTATTTAAGTAGTAATGGTTTCATCTAAACTTGTCAAACCCAGCTCCGTGAATCGGTAATAATTGGTAATGTTAGTTGTCTAGCGAAAAATTATATTTGAGAATGGGGTGTGGGTAAAGGGGACAAGCACCACGGCTCTCGGTCCTCGGCTGCTTTTTCCTAGTACACTTCCTTACAAACATTTTATTTTTTTTTTTTTAAAAACAGCCCTTTTTTATGCAAGTTCTAGGAAAAACGTTGATATACAACAATTCTAAAGCATTTTAGACTAGGAAAACACTAGGAATTTCCTAGGAAAATATCTTCAGTTTTAGGAATATGTCAAGAATATGACACAGAGGGGGCTTTTTCTGCAAAAAAAATTTTAAAAAAAATGTTTCTAAGAAAGTGTATTAGGAAAAACTTGTGGTATTATCTGGTCAAGAAATGGCAAAAAAGAAAAATTCATTAAAATCTACTGCTGAGCTTACTTTAAAACAAAAAGCTTTTGTTGATATATATGTTTCCAATTGGGGAGAGATTACTAAGGTTGAAGCTGCTAAGAGAGCTGGTTATCAATCTAATAAACCAGAAGGTCCCACAGAAATTGCAAGTAGATTAACAGACCCAAATAAAAATCCACATGTAGTGCGTTATATGGAAATGAAGTATAACCAAGAATTAAAAAAACATGAAGGCGATAAACTTAAAAAATATAAAAGATTTGAAACTTTAAGTAAAAAAGCAGAAGATAAAAAACAATTTTCTGTAGCTGTTAATGCAGAGTATAGATCTGGACAAATGGCTGGTATGTTTGTAGATAAGAAAGAAGTTACACATGTTGGATTGGAGGGTATGAGTCGTGAACAACTTGAAAAAAGATTATCAGAGCTCGAAGGTAAAATCGGAGAAGCCAAAGATATCATTAACGTCACGCCAGAAACAGCTCTTGAATAGTGGAGGATTTATGACTGTGTTCAATGAAGTTCATAATGCACATCTAAATACTTCAATTGGAATTGTATCAATTATAACTGAGAATAAAAAATGATATTCTTAAAACTCTCTTATGTAAGTTTTTTTGATATTACTGAAACTTTACTATGCAAATGTTTTTAATATTATGAAAAAGAAAAAAAATAAAAAAATTCAAAAATCAAAAATTTTAAATTTTAATTTTAAAAATTTGGGAAATGATATTACCCAATACCCATTTGTTGAGATTAAATGGTTAGATATTGAGGGTGATTCTGGTTGGCAAGATACAAAAACTCTCAAAAATTCTAAACTTCCTACATGTGTTTCAAAGGGTTATTTATTAAGTCAGGCAAAAGGAATAACAAGAATATTTACAGATTATATTGAAACTAAAGAAAAACCCACATTTGATAACATTGGAAATACAACAATTATTCCAACTTCAGTAATTGTATCAATTAAAAAAATTACCTTGTAATTTAAAATTTTTAGTATATCTCATAAATATGGGAAATTTATTTGCATATGTATTATATTTTACAATTCGTTATCCATTTTATGTAGGTTTTTTCTCATTTTTTGTTTGGTTATTTTTAAAAATTTAACTTGATTTCCATTTAATATTATCTTATTTCTATGGGATATAAATATATAAACTAACAAAGGAGCAAAAATGGGATATACTAACTATTGGCACAAGTATAACGATTTTACAGAAAGTGAGTGGAAACAAATAAAAGAGGAATTTAATTACATCAAGGAAGTAGTTGGATTTTTAATTAAAGATGAAAGTACAAATGATATTATCAAGTTCAATGGTATTGGAGATAATGGTCATGAAGACTTTTATTTGAATAGAGAAGCAAGAACTACATTTGATAAAACTTATGAGGGTCAAGATATTTCATTTGATTTTTGTAAAACTAATCAGAAGCCTTATGATATTGTTGTTTGGCACTTGCTAACTTTTATTAATCGAATTTGTCCTAACTTTGCTATTAGTAGAGATAGATAACAAATAGAAAGCGAAAAAATAAATGACAAGTAAACAATTAGAAAGTGAAATAATAAAAGCATTAGATATTAATTCAAATGTTGATTGGATAACAACAGATCCTAACAAAGAATTTAAAGAATTAATAAAATTTGTTAAAAAGTTATTTAAAGAATATAGAGAGGAATAAATGATAAGATCAAAAAAAGGCAATCTGTTTAATTATTTTGCTTGTGATCATAAAGATCTAAGTAAAAATTACTTAAATGATTGTAAAAAATTCTTAAAAACTTTATCAACTAACAAAGGAGCAAAAAATGGATGCATACGAAGTAAAAAAAGAAACTGAGAATAGTTATAATCTAGGAAAGATTAGACAATTAATAAAAACAAATAAATATCTATTTAAAAAACAAAATAATAGATACTTTGATATAAGTAATTTTAAAAAAAACAAACTTTCTGTTTGTCCACAAGGTGGTGGATTTGTTCAATCTGTAGATATTACTGAACAAAAGTTTATCAACGATTTTAAGAATGAAAAAATCATTTTTAAAAATGAACTTCCATTCGTTTGGAAGAAAGTTAAATTATATCATGATCATTGGATTGCAGACAATAGAAGTGACCTTGAACATTTTATTGAGGGTTATGTAACTGAACATAAATGGAATGGATGGTCAATTCCTATGGTTGAACTTGATCAGATTAAAAAGTTTAATGAAATACAAAAAAAGACTTTGGATAGTGAACCTTCATCTATTTTTAAAATTATAGATAACGACAATATTCAAATAAAAATGTTTGACGAAGATGAATGGATCACAATTGAAAGATCAGAGTTTGTTGTTAATGGTGAAACAATCAAAGCTTTTGATGTGTCACTTGGTTGGACTTGGTCAGAGGAGAATTTATAATGGTTAAAATACTTACAGACCAAATTGGTAAAAAAGGATTTATTGTTGATGGAATATTTATAACTAATCCATATTATCGTGAAGATTTACAAGTTGAAGTTGACCCAATTGAGTATTATGGATTAACCCCTAGTGAATTAACACCTTTTAAAAATTGTAAGCCAGAACCACCAAAACCAGAACCAAAATATGAGGATTTAATAAAAAAATTAAAAGGCATGAAATTTTTTATTGTTCGTTGGTGTGGTGATGAAAGTTCTCCTTGTTCTCAAAATGTTGAAGATCCAATTAAATTTTTTAATGAATTTGTATATGATAATGACACAATTAAAGATCTTGCAGAGATGGAAGTTGGGATGAGACACAATGTTGATGAGATGATGCAAGATATTGAAATATTGAGGTATGAATAATTAAAGAATTATTGACTAGCGATAGGAGATGTCCTATGAAAAATGTTAACACTCTCTAGTCTTTAATGACCCCCAACAAAGCGAGAGTGGAGTTGGGGGTTTTTTTATGTTATTGACTTAATAAGTTAATGGCAAAATCAGAAAAAAATCTTTGGCAACGAATAAAAAAGCTAAATTTAAAAGGTCAATTATTTCGCATAGAAAGTAATACAATCAATGGTATTCCAGATGTTTATTGGTTGATAAACAACAAAAGTATTTGGATTGAACTAAAGTCAAATGATGTCAAGAATTGTGGACTTACAAAGTTTCAAATTAATTGGCACTTAACACATTATAAGAATGGTGGAGTTTCATTTATCTTGCGAGAAGACCTCTCGCAGAGGACTTCTCAAAATTTACAAATTTTCGTGGTTCGTGAACCGAGAGACTTAGTTCGTGCCTACTCATCACTCAGTTTAAAAGACGCAATGAAAAAAATCGAGACGCAATAACCACGTCTCACGCACACCTGCGTAAAACTTTGCTATGCAAAGTTTTACTCGTTTATATATAACTAAAACTCACATATGCGTGTTGCGTGAAACTTGCCTATGCAACTTTTTTTCTTTTTATATATAACTAAAAATCTCGCCTGCGAGAAACTTGCCTATGTAAGTTTTTTTTGTTTATTACATTAACTAATATTAAAAAAAATTTATTTTTTTAATTGGTCCTGGAGCCGTGGCAGCTCTTCCCTGGCCTGGAGTCTTATTGGTCCTGAGTCTATAGCAGCTTAAATAAAAAGTTGACAGCTCAAGGTGTCCCATGCTAATAAGATGGAATTAACTAACATGGAGAAAAAAATGAATAAAAAAATAACGCCACCAGCTGGGTGGCCAAAAGATAAACCGTGGACCGAGAAGGAAGCAGCTAAAGCAATGGAGGCAGCTGGACTCGGATTAAGTCGCAGCGATTTTTGTGATGATGGAGCAGATCTCCAGGACCTTAAAGAAATAACAGAAGGGGGTAAATAATGCCTTTATTAAATTATTATTCTCAGACCAAAATGGCTAAGGGGGAGAAGTTTGGATATAAAACGGCCATCCTTCACCTGGCCCCGTTTAATTTATCCGGTAAAAACGTCTGTCCTAAAGCTTCAAAAGAATGTGCCGCAGCTTGTTTAAATACTTCAGGGCGTGGAATGATGCACACAGTACAAAAAGCCAGGTTGGACAAAACTAACTATTTTTGGACTAATAAAAATGCATTCTTATGGGACCTGAGCCGTGAAATAGAACAGCTCAAAAAAAGGGCAGCCAATCAGGGCTTTAAATTTGCTGTAAGATTAAATGGTACATCAGACCTGGCCTTCCATAAAATGAAAGTTGATGGAGGTAGCACCCTTCATGAGCTGCACCCTGATGTTCAATTTTATGAATATACCAAGGTATTAAATTATTTAGATCATGATCATAAAAATTTAAATGTTACCTTCTCAGATAGTGGCAGCAATAACAAGGATATTAAAGCAGCTATAGCTAAGGGCTCAAACGTGGCTGTTGTATTCCAGGACAAGCTGCCCAAAAAATGGCTGAATAAAAAAGTCATTAATGGTGACCTTCATGATCTTAGATTTAAAGATCCGAAGGGCGTTATAGTTGGACTAGTTGCCAAGGGTCAAGGGCGTAATATTAATAATAAGTTTATAAAAGCCGTAGTTTAGAATGTTTCTAATTTGGGTTTTTATACAGGTATTATATAAAGAAATAATTATTTTATTTTTATTATTCTTATTACTTGCTATTTTTTA